CTTATTTCTGGAGTCCTGAAGCATTCGCAGCAGAAAAGACATTCAGCACGATAAATGTAGGGGCAAAAACATACAATAGTTGGTCTGACGAGTTACCACTTACAACAGACCTGACTTTCAATGTACCTCAGAACCTGAAAGGAGATTTGATTTTGGCTGTCGCTACAAGAATAACAGGAGCAACTAATATTCTTTACAGAATCAGCGGAGCAATTTATAAATATGACGGAGCAGTGGAAACAAAGCTCGGAAGCACTGCAAATTCTACAATAAGGGACAGCGGTGATGCAGACGGAGTTTACCACACTTTAAAGATAAACATTCCAAATTTAACGCACTTTAATGCAGGAGATATTCTTAGAATAAAGGAAGCATTCACCGTTTCAGGCGCAATGGCTGCCGGAAAGTTCTTTATATTCCATGACCCTTTAAATGTAGCATCAGGAGCAGCAAATATCACAGCTTATAAACTATCAGTTCCGTTCAAAATAGACATATAAAATGACAATAACCGACATCTCAAGAGCAACAGTAAGCGACATGACTAACAAAGTTGACAGTTATTCTGTTCCAACAATGCAGACAGATGCAGCAACAGGCGCAAAAGAAACAGAATGGATAAATACAAAATGGAGTCAATACTTCGGATATTACAAGCAGATTCCAGAACTAAAAAAGGCAATAGATGCACTCGCAACATGGTGTGTGGGAAAGGGCTACACAACAGAGGACGCAGAAACACAGGTTATTCTGGAGCATATTACGGGCTGGGGTGAGGACACATTTAACTCTATTATCTGGAACCTATTTGTAACCAAAAAGGTTGGAGGTGATGCCTTTGCAGAGATAATTAGAGATGAAAAAACAGATGCATTGCTCAATCTTAAGGTATTGGATCCCGGAAAAATCAAGATAATTGCAGACGAAAAGGGCATTATCAAGCGCTATGAACAGATGAACATGATAGGAAAAGAGGGTAAAATGGTTCAGAAGTTTGATCCTAAAGACATATTGCACTTATGCAACGATCGTGTAGCTGATGAAATACATGGCGTGTCTGCTGTTCAGGCATGCGAATGGGTGATTAAGGCAAGAAATGAGGCGCTGACAGATTGGCAGACAGTTTTGCACAGAAATGTTAATCCATTAAAGATAATTCATGTTGATACAGACGACCAGACAAAGATAGACGAATTACAGACAAAATATGAAAAGTCAATCAATCTGAAAGAAGTCATATTTGTGCCTAAGGGAAATGTAGAGGTTGAAATCCCTCAGGTAAGTTTGCAGGAGCCAATTGGCTGGATTAAATATCTGGAGAATTTCTTTTATCAGGCAGTAGGTGTTCCAAAGATTATAATCGGAGGATCAGAAGAATTTACAGAAGCCAGCAGCAAGATAGCATATTTGACCTTTGAACAGATTTACAAGAGAGAACAGCAGGAGTTTGAAAAGGATCTGTGGAACCAATGTTATATTAAACTTAAATTAAATCAGCCGGCAAGTTTGAACAATGAAATGCTGAACTCAGAAAGCAAGCAGCCAAACTACGGAACAGGCATGCAAGAATCAGAAATGCAGCCCGGGAGGAATGAATAATGGGAACCTTAAAGAACAGAAAAGAAGCAGAAGATTTCAAGAAAGAAGCACAATTTATCTCTACTATAGGCGGGGGAACACAAGCGCCTAAGTTCCAAAGTGGAGGCGGGGTTGCAGCAGAACAGCCATATATTCCAAAAGCACAACTACCTGAAGATACTCTTTCTAATAGGTTAGCTAATGCGGGTGTTGCTCCTAAACAAATGGGTATGGGTGCTGTATTATCTCAAAATGTTTTAGCAGCGCATCAGCAGCTGGGAGCAGAACAGGCAGCATTAAATGCAAATGCTCCGGCAATGAGTCAGGCAGATGCAAAGAAATTATTGGGGCAGGTTGGTGAAACCCCTACAAATGTTCCTGATTTAGCCATTGGAACAAATCCGTTAGAAGTTGGAACAGCATTAGCGGCAGGATTAGGAGGGGGAATTGCAGGAGCAGGAGCAGTAGCAGCAATGGGAGCAGGAGCAGGAACATTAATAGCTCCGGGTGTTGGAACTGTAATCGGAGGAGTAGCTGGAGGATTAATAGGAGGAGTTGGCGGGGCTGCAGTTGCCTTTTTTGCTAAGATCTCAAGCAGTGAAAGGCAGAATGTAAAAGAAGCAAATGCTGTTTTTACAGCATCAAAAACTAATATTGAGGGAATAAAAAGCAATTTAAATAGAGGGTATATTTCAGCACAACAAGCAAGAGAACAATATGCAGAAGCAAAAATGAATATCTATGCCTCAAGAAATAATTTAAAGAAAAGAACGCAGAACTTAGTTACTGACTTTTTAGGTGATCCCGGAGACGAATTAATAAAAGTTAATGCTTACATTGACACTATACCAGATTTAGATACTGAAATTCAAATTGCAATGTTAAACCCTAATCCAAATTATATTTCAAATTATCAGCCAGAAAATCCAGAACAATGACAGAAAAAAAAGAAATCATATGGAACATTGTTAATTCATTATTAGCTGGAGCATTGGTTTTCTTTGGTGCATTTACAGCAGGAAAGATAACATTGGAAAGTGTTCTTGCATCTGTTGCAACATTTTTTATAGTTGCAATAGCAAAATTTGCAAGTTATTGGACTTCAGAAAAAGAGGAGTACACAACTAAATTGTTCAAATTCATATGATACAATTAAATTTCTCAAACAGGAATAAAATTATAATTGCAGTGATTATATTTTTTGCATTTGGATTTGCTGTTGGTTTTGGATTGGGCGCATTCCAGACAATTAATTGGGTGGTTGATACTTTCTTAAAAATACTGAACAGCCGCAATGGAGCACAGCTTATTCAGGATCTGCTGAGATTGAGATCAGTTGGAAATGTTACTCCTTATATGCAATGACATGGCACTTCAAGCACAGGCTTAGGTGTAACAAAAAGAAAAGGCGGAGGATAGAAAACAGGAAAAACTTAGTAAAATATTTAAAGGAACAAAAACAATTAAATTCATGGGACAAATGACTGAACGAAAAGATTGGGAATCCGCATTGAAAGCATTTGAAAATTTAAGAACAAATGCAGAAAGTCAGATTGTTAATGCACAAATCAATATCCAACTTTATGATTATTTAAAGCCATTTATTGAATCCAAAATAAAAGATTATCCCGAGGAGAAAAAAGAAGATGACAAGATGCCTGAAGATGTCAAAGAGATCTTGAAAGAGGTTGCTAAATAAAATGCCTGACATAACTATTTCTACAAAGGCAGAAGAAAAACCTGCTGTTCAGGACAATGACATAAAAGAAACTCTTAGGGCAGCTGATGAATACAGAAAATTAAAAGAGGAAAACGACAAGCTGGAGGCGGAATATATAAGGCATCAGGAACTAAAAGCCAAGATTGCCTTAGGCGGAAGAGCCATGGCAGGTCAATTCACTCCAGAGAAATCTGAAGAAGAAAAAGCAAAAGAAGAGGCAGCTAAGATCTTGGCTATGTTCAGATAATGCACTTAGTTTTTATGATGCGGGGGATCCAGCAGCAAAGAGATATTTATAAAAAATTCTTAGAAACACAAATGTTCAGGTGGATTAGGCAACCATTGCTTAGAGATGAAAAAGGGGAATTTATCAAGAACGAGGACGGAACATTCAAGCGCGGTGATTATGAGGCAACAATGGTTCAGGGGGCATTGCGCCCTATTGAACTTTACGAATATGTTTTTCCAAAAGACAGCATAAAAGTTGTTGACGGAAAACTGCTGCCAGATTCTGAAGCCAATTTAAAAGATGTTCTTTCAATGATGCGAATCCATGATGTGGGAACAATGCGTCCAGAGATTAACAATTTTGCATGGATCCTGCGCAAGATGATGAAGCTCCAAAAGCTGCCTGAGTTTCCAGAGTTTAAGGGCAAGACATGGGAGCAGGTGAGCAAGAGATACCTGCCGGGAGAGGCAGTGGCAATTTATCCGATTGGAGTCAAAGACGATCACATGATAGATTTATTGGGTTATCATCAAGAGGGATTATGAAATTCCAGACAAAATATAAATTAGTCCTGCTGAAAACATATTTTGACAATGGCTACGGAATCACTTCTTATTTCAAATACGGCATTGCATTGTTTGGATTATCCACATTAGATGTAAAAAACACGCTGATTATCTTTTCTCTTTATGGATTATCATGCTTTTTAGTGGGCTGGCTGTGGTTTAGATTTGGCTGGGCTGTTGCGCAGAATGAAGTTGGGAACAAATATAATCTGTTTGTCAGGGAAATGAGAAAAAAGATAAAAGCAAAAAGTATATAAATAAGTTTGATATAATGCTATTAGATATTAATGGCTAATGAGTGGGTTCCGGTTGAATTATACGGAACAAATAATGACGGAGAAAAAAGACGCTATACAATAGCGGACGGGACTTCTGTTTCTAAAGGAACACTTTTAGCACTATCAGACCCCAGAACTGTTACTGCTGCTGTTTTTAATTCTACAGCTTTTGCAGGAGTAGCTGCAGAAGAACATGCACCCGGAGAGGGAACTTCTATAAGTGTCTGGACAAACGGAATATTTGAGGCATTATGCTCAGGAGCAATAGGTTGCGGTTCTCCAATCACAGGAGCATCTGCTAATGCTGTTGTTGTTGCAGATTATCTTATTTCATCAGGAGCAGCAGTTTTAGGTTACGCATTAGAAGCAGGGACAGCTCAAACTGAAACAATAAATGTGAGGTTAATGTTATAAAATGGCTTACGATATTCAAACAGGAACAGTTAATCACGGAATAAGAAAAGAGGTCATTGATTCAATGGTCAAACAGACCGCTGAAAGATCCTATAAATTCAAGCAGGCATGTGCAGTTGTTCCAACTGACGCATGGAAAACTACATTCTTCAGGGAAGACCCAACTATATTATCAGGGCAATCTGGAAATTCTATTAATGGAATCCCAAGAGGGGCTAATTTCCCTCAGATGACTGTCAAATGGGAAGAAGTTACTGCAAGAATAGTAAAGTATGGAGCAGAGGACAATATACCATGGGAGGATCTAATCTCTGGAGATATTGCGGTTCAGTCAAGAATAATTATAAAACTGACAGAGGGAGTTGTTAAGGCAGTTGATGATGCTATATGGAACTCTTTGACTCAGACACTAAATACAGAAACTCCATTGAGAATAAGCTCTTATGCTATTGCAGCAACAGGGAAATTCTGGAACTCTGCAAGTGCAGCAATCATTGAAGATTTGATGAATGCATCAAGAATAATTGCAGAAAAGAATTATGATACAAATGATTTGATATGCTTTGTAAGCCCAGCAGACAAGGTTGCTATTATGAGTTACTTAGCTGCTAAGGGAGCACAATTCCCAAGCATAGCAACATCTGTAGCAGAGAATGGAAAGCTGGGAACATTGGCTGGAATACAATTAGTAGTTTCAAACTCAGTATCTGCATCTTATGCTCTTGTTGTAAAGCCCAAGACAGCTGCAACATGGAAAGAGCTTGTAAGCTTGAGAAGCACAACAGTTGAAGATCCTTATAGAAGTTTGAAGATAAGAGTTGTTGAAGAGGGAATCTGCATGCTGACAGACCCTGCAGCAATCTGCTTAATTAAGGGAACCAAAATGGTTGTTCCTTAAACAATAGATTTTTATATTTCTTTATTATAGAATACTTATGGCTGGCTGGACATGTCCTGATAATGATTTGATAGATTGGAACGGAACTCTAAGAGCAAAAACATTCAGGGGGGACGGATCACAATTAACAGGCATAGGAGCAGGCGCTGAAGTTGACCCAACTTTTCAGGCGGCATCTTTAGCCATCAATACGCACATAGCATCGGGTTCTATACATCACCCGCAGATCCACGCATTAAATTCTCACACACAGGGAAGTGATAAAATATTTCATACCAAAGGATCAGCATTTAACGAGGTTAGCATTGGAGGAGTTGGAACTTATTTAAAATCTGCAGGAAATGGAGCAGATTTAACATGGGACACTCCAACAGGAGGAACAGGTGATAGTTTATGGGCATCAGGCGCTAATTTTATTTATCCAATAGCATCTAATCAAACAATATCAGGGGCTGGCTTTATATCAGCAGGAACTATTTCAGGGGGTTTTATTTTATCCTCTGGAAATATATCAGGCGCTTATATCTACGGAGACGGAAGCAAATTAAGAAATCTCCCAGCTGGCGGGGAATTAGACCCTACATTTCAAGCTGCATCTTTGGCTTATAATACTCATTTAGCAAGTGGTTCTATACACTTTCCAGATAGTTCTGCTGCATGGAACCTACATGTAGCATCAGGAATGATACACTTCTCAAGCGCTGCATTATGGGCGTCAATGGCTTATGTCACTCTGAATGATAAGAATATCTCTGGAGTGAATTGACCTGCCATGGCTCTTCCGCCTAAGGCAATCTTGGCTTTTAGTTCCTGATGCCTTATATATTCCGCCTCCAGCTTGTCGTTTTCCT